GGATGCCAGAGCGGAATGGGAATACGTGTTTCATTCAAGCGCCGGCACGACGGCAGGAACTTACCTTGCCCGGAAAGCTGGATGCCCTGGCCGAAATGAGGGGCTGGAATATGACCCCCGAGGCAGTAGCGTCTCGATGACACGATGTCGAAAGTGTCGAGGCGGCGGAAGGTGATTTCGGCTGCTGTGGTGAGCTCGGGTTGGAGGGCGTAAAAGCCGGAGAAATGGACATCGCCCTGAGCGCTTTGAGGCTGGCCCCGAAATATGACCTTCAGATCGCCTGCGTCGGGATCGCCTTTTCCGGTTCGTAGCGCAACCAAATAGGCGACACCCGCCTCCTCGACATCGACCTCTTGTATCGACGCCGTATAGGAGATGTAGACGATCGTGTCGGCATTGAGCGGCCGCGCGGCCATGAACTGGCGAATGCCCGACAGATCCTCGCGCCAGAGCGGAATGGGAGTCCGGGTCTCGGCCATAGGCCGACAACGCGGCAAGGCCGGCTCCTCGGATAAAGTCGCCGCCGAGGTTGCGTGCGCGCAAAGTAAAAAAAGCAGGACGAGACAACGCGCCAAATTCGAGATCATGATGTTAGCCCCCGCCGTTCAATCGGCTGGGCGATGGACGGCCAAACAATGGTTTCTGGGTAAAATGGCAAAATCTCGGCAAGGTCTCGGGTTGGCCACGCCATGTCTCTTCCGGTCTCTTTGCGAGCTGCTAATCGCGACGCCGACGGAGACGCCGATGGCTTCGCCTTCACCGCGAGCGAACGCTTTGCATGCGGGAAGCGTGGCTTGCGGAGCCATCAGCCCCGCATGGGGCAAAGTTCATTCGCTCTGCGGTCCAACCACGTCGATGCGAATCCGCGCAAGTGTCCCCACGCGTAAAACCGGATGTTTAATGACCGAGCGCGTCTCCGCTTCGGAAACCTCGGTCAGGGCGACTGTCTTGCTGGCAGCGCCACGCCGATCGGTGGGAAGAACTATCGGATCCCTGGCGTTCTGAGAGAGGAAAATAACCCGACCCGATTCATTTGGAACCGGCTCGAGCGCGATGATAGCCCTGCCCGGAGCAAATAATGCCATCACCTCGAACCGATACGGCACGCCCGAAACGTTGAGCCGCCAAGGGCCACGGCAGCGAGACCCCGCACATGGAATTGAAAAGCCATCGCCGATCGGAGATCCCCATGGGGTCAGCGGCGTAATCCTCATCTTCGTTCCGCCTTCCTCCGCACGGGCGAAACCAATGACCGCGGCCAGCGTCAGGATGCAGAGGACTGTGCGTTTTGCCTTCATGGGCTCCACCGCAGGATATTCGCCGTCTCCGATACTCGCACCTGATTCGGCGACAATGCGTAAATCGTATGGTACCGTAGGTGCGTTAGTCGGAATAGGTCCGTGTGGCCAGGTCCGCGCGGTTGCAGGCTCCTCCGCGCGTCCGGAATCGCCGTCCGATCTTTCGCCATCAGGCAATTGACTCTTGACAGGCGTTTTTTTGACGAACGCCTCCAGGTCGTGTAGGAGAAAATCCACAGTTGGAATTGCGCCCGCCGGGAAGCCGAGCGGGCGCTTTACGTTTCAGCGCGTTCTCCCACCCCCTCATCAAACTGCGAGCGATCCTATGCCGACCATTTGGGATTTGCTGCCGGCCAGCCTTTGGCCGACGCAGCCGTTCATTCCGCCCGTCAATTCACGACCCGATTCTGGCTGGTCGGTGCGCCGTGCCCCCGCCCCATGGCAAGCCACCGCATTCATCCCGGACTATATTGCGCCCGATGCGATGGCGTCATGGCCGTCGTCGGCGCTGCCCGACACGTCCTTTGGCGCGCCGTCACAGCTCGGGCCGGATCGTGGTCCTGATCCTGCCGTTGACGATCGTTACCGGCAGATGCTGGCGGACGCCAAGCGCGCGTATGATTTCGTCATGTGGCACTTCGGCCAACCAAGCAGAGATCCGTTACGGCCGGAGCGACCGCCGCAAGAGCAACCGCCGGCAGTACCGCGAAAGAGCCCGAAGCCGCCGGATTCGATCGAGAGCGCACCATTGGGGCCGCCTATTCCGCCGGACGGGTACAACGAATGGGACAAACCAGATCAATTCTATGAAGACTCAGAGTTTTTCAACGTGGATCCAGGGATCATCGCCCGAAATCCGGATCCCTACAGGACCTTGGACGGTAGCATGGTGATCGATCCGGAGAACATTCTCACGCTGCCATTTCACTTCAGGAAACGCGCGGTGCGTAGACCGACGCGCAATATATAAAACCACGCAACCATAAGGCCTGTCGGAAAAAGAAGCCCGGACATCCCACGCGCGATCGGTAGCCTTGGCACTCTGCTTTTTGACGGCCACGCCACGTACGGAAAGAGCCATAGCTACGCCCGCCGGGAAGCCGCGCGGGCGCTTTGCGTTTCAGCCAAAGGAACGCATCGCCCGACCGGTATCCGGGCCCATAGCTCGAGACGACGCGCTGCGCGCCGCTCCTCACCATGAGGTCTTCGAGTCGCGCGGGTCCGGCGCCCGCGCACAACAACAACCACAGAGCCCATTCGCCCATGCCCAAAATGTCGCTTTCCGATCTCAAGGCCATGCTGGCCTCCGAGCGCGCGGACGCGCTGGCCGCGGTCTCGTCCTCGAAGCTGTCGAGCGAGCGCGCCGACGCGATGGATTATTACCTCGGCGACATGACGCACGACATGCCGTCGCCCGAGGGCCGCTCGCGCGCGGTGTCGACCGACGTGGCCGACACCATCGAGGGCCTGATGCCCTCGCTGATGGAAATCTTCGGCGGCGGCGACGAGGTCGTGCGCTTCGAGCCGGTCGGCCCGGAGGACGTCGCCGCCGCCGAGCAGGAGACCGACTACGTCAACCACGTCTTCATGCAGGCCAATCCGGGATTCCTGATCCTCTATTCCTTCATCAAGGACGCGCTGCTTTCCAAGGTGGGCGTCGTCAAGGTGTGGTGGGAGGAGCGCAGCCTGGAGGAACGCGAGACCTATTACGATCTGCCCGACGACGGCTACGCGATCCTGGCGGCCGATCCCGATATCGAGAACGTGGGGCACAGCGCGCGGCCGGCGGTCGCGCCGCCGGAAGGCGACGAGACGCTCGAAGGCCTGTCGATGCTGCACGACGTCGAATGCGTGCGCGCCAGAAGCGCCGCCGGCGTCAAGATCGAGCCGGTGCCGCCCGAGGAGTTCGGCATCAGCCGCAACGCGCGCTCGCTGCGCGATTGCGACTATGCGTTCCACAAGGTCCTGCTCACGCCCGCCAAGCTGATCGCCCAGGGCTACGACAAGGCCCAGGTCGACGCGCTGCCGACCTATTCGGCCATCACCAACACCGAGGAAGTGCGGCGCGACACCGTCAATGAATATCAATACACCGGCGACGAGAACAACAAGGCGGCGCGGCGCATCGAGGTCACCGAGCATTATGTGCGAATGGATTATGAAGGCAACGGCAAGGCCGGCCTCTATCAGGTGACCAGCGGCGGCAGCCAGGGCGACATCCTCACCAAGGACGGCAAGCCCGATATCCGCCCGATCGACGAGATCCCGTTCGCCGCCATGACGCCGGTGATCGTGACGCACCGTTTTTTCGGCCGCTCGATCGCCGACCTGGTGATGGATATCCAGCGCATCAAGACGGCCTTGCTGCGCAGCATGCTGGACAACGCCTACCTCGCCAACAACCCGCGGGTGGAGGTGGCCGAGCAGTTTGCCTCGCCCGAGACCCTCGACGATCTCCTGGTGTCGCGCCCGGGCGGCATCGTGCGGACGCGGCAGCCCGGCGGCCTCAACTGGCAGCAGGTGCCGAGCATCGCCGGCCAGGTCTTTCCGGTGATGGAATACATGGACGCGACGCGCGAATTCCGCACCGGCGTGACCCGTCAGGGGCAGGGCATCGACGCCAACAGCCTGCTGAACCAGAGCGCGACCGCGGTCAACCAGGTGTTCACCGCCGCGCAGGCCCGCATGCGGCTGATCGCGCGCATCTTCGCCGAGACCGGCATCCGCGATCTTTTCCGGCTGGTCCACGCCACCATCCGCAAGCACGGCGACCAGGCGCAGACCTTCCGGCTGCGCAACGAGTGGGCGACCGTCGATCCGCGCGAATGGAAAACCCGCAACGACATGACGGTGCATGTCGGCCTCGGAAGCGGCGGCAAGAGCGAGCAGCTCGCGCATATCATGTCGATCATCGCCTTGCAGCGGGAAGCCTTGGTGGCGGGCAAGAGCAATCTGGTCACCGACCAGAACCTCTACAACGCCGCCAGGCAGGCGACCCGGCTCGTCGGCCTGCCCAACGTCGATCAGTTCTTCACCGATCCGGCCACCCAACCCGCCCCGCAGGCGCGACCCGACCCCGAGTTGATCAAGGCGCAGGCGCATGCGGCGCAGTCGCAGCAGGAGCTGCAGCTCACGGCCGCGAAACAGCAGGCCGATACCCAGCATGAGGCCGCCAAGATGCAGGCCGATGCCGCCCTCGCGCAGCAGAAATTCGAGCACCAGCAGCGCATGGCGTTGCTCGAGCACGACCTCAAGCTGCGCGAGCACACCATGATGATGGCGGCGCGGGCCGCCGAGCTCGCCGCGCAGCCGGGCCCGGACGGGCAGCCGCGCGCGCTCGACCTCGAGAAGATCCTGGGCGCGCTGGCGCAAGCCAGCGCACAGGCCCATGCGCCGCCGCACCCGAAGGGCATGCGGGTCGTGCGCGATGCGGCCGGGCGCGTCTCGCATGTCGAGCCGATGGGCTGAGACGCGCGGTCACGAATTCTGACTCGTCATGCCCGGGCTTGTCCCGGGCATCCACGCCTTAAACCGTTGGCACCAAAGACGTGGATGGCCGGGACAAGCCCGGCCGTGACGACGTGGAAGGATCGTGCCGAGAGAACGATGGGTATGAGACGACAAGCAACCAAGGAATAAGGCATGGCCACATTCAACAAGTTCAACGCTTTCGTAGCGGATGTCGCGAACAAGGTCCATAATCTGGGCGCCGATACCCTCAAGGTGATGCTGACCAACACCGCGCCGGTCGCCACCAATGCGGTCAAGGCCGACATCATCGAGATCGCGGCCGGCAACGGCTATACGGCGGGCGGCACGCAGGCCACGCTGGTGTCGTCGTCGCAGACCGGCGGGACCTATGCGCTCAAGCTCAACAACGTGACCTACACGGCCACGCCCGGCGCGATCGGGCCGTTCCGCTATTGCGTGCTCTACAATTCGACGCCGGCAAGCGGCAACCTGATCGGCTGGTACGACTACGGGACCAATCTGACCGTGACGGCGGGAAACAGCTTCCAGGTGCAATTCGACGCCGCCAACGGCGTATTGCAGCTCACGTAAATGGGCAAGCTTTATAACCTCGCCCGAATGAGCACGGCGACGGTCGGCACGGGAACGATCACGCTCGGGTCGGCGGTACCTGGGTTTCTCACCTTTGCTGGCGCCGGCGTCAGCAATGGGGATGTCGTTTCCTACGCCGTTGCCGATGGTGCGAATTCGGAGATCGGAACAGGCACCTATACGTCGGCGGGCACGACGCTGACCCGCGCCGTCAATAAATCCACGAACGGCAACGCAGCCATCAGCCTCTCCGGCACGGCCCAGGTTTTCATCACGCCGCGCGCGGAGGATTTGAATACGACGCCGACGACTCAGGTTTTTACGAGCGGCAGCGGAACGTATACGACGCCGGCCGGCGTTCTCTGGCTCGAGGTCGAGTTGATCGGCGGCGGAGGCGGCGGAGGCGCCGGTGGCACGGGTGGAAATACGGGGGCGGCCGGAACGGCGACGACATTCGGTACGCTCACCGGGAATGGGGGCTCTGGCGGCAATGTCGGTGGGGCAGGCGGGACAGGAGGTGCAGCATCAGGCGGCTATGACAATCAGACCGGCGGCTCGGGTCAGGCCGCGTACATTGCCGGGGCAACAGCACTCCAAGGCGGCTCAGGCGGTAACGGTATTTATGGTGGAACGGCCTCGGGCGGCAATGGGTTGATTGCGGCAGCTACGGCAGCGGAAAGCTCCGGCGCGGGAGGTGGTGGCGGCACAGCAACGGTGAATGGCCAAAACGCCGGAACCGGCGGGGGCGCGGGCGGCTCCGTCAAGGCAATCATCGGCTCTCCCGCGGCTACCTATGCTTACACGGTGGGTTCCGGCGGCGCTGGCGGAACCATCGGGACAGGAGCCCAGGCGGGATCAGCAGGCGCCGGCGGCAAGATCGCCGTCCGCGAACATTATACAGGCTGAACAATGCTCGGCATTTGGGCTCTTGGCGAAAAAGCATTAGGGCAGCTTATCGGGCCGACGACGGCGACCCTCCTTGTGTCGACGGGCTCGGCGTCCCGCGGCGCGCAGAGCGTCACGTTCAAGGTGGCGGAAGCTGTCGCCAACGGCTCATTCACGCTGACCGGACAGGCGGTCACGTTCGCGACTTACGAAGTCGCGGCACAAGGAACCTATACGTTCACCGGCAACGCCGTATCCTTCCTGGGCGCTCTGACGGCCGCTCAAGGTGCATTCGCTTTGACCGGCTTCACGATCACGGAGGCATTTTATTTCAACGCTGCCGGCGGCAGCTACGCGCTGACCGGCTTCCCGGCGCTCTACAGCCAGGATTTCAACCGGGACAGCGTCGGATCATCGATCAGCGGCGGCAATTTCTCGCGCAAGCGCTGGCGCGACATGCTCGACGAGGAGGAACGCGAGCGCGCGGCCGCGATCGCGTCGACGAGCGCCTCGCCGGTCTGCTTCCGGTGCGCGCGCGCTGCGCGCCGGCGGCCCGCGCGACATCGCGCAAGGCCGCGAGCCCGCGCGCCGCCGCCCCATGGTGCGCTGCCGCCATCGCGTCGGCGAGCGCATCCCCTTTCCGCTTCCGATGGGCGCGCGCCGCGCGCCGGGCCTCCGCCTCCGCGCGCCGCCGGTGTTGTGCCTCGGCGCGCCGCCGCAGCCGCGCGTCGGCGATCTGCCGGACCGCGGCCGCGCGCTCGCGTTCCTCCT